CTTACTGATTCCGTCCTCTGTATACGGAATGTGAATTTCCTGGCTGGTACTGGAGGAATCGAAAATTGCAGTGCTGCAGGTCAGGGTCAGCTCATCCTGATATGCCCATCCACCAGCGGTACTGATCGTCATTGTGCGCAAAGAGTCGGTATTTTCTCCGCTATATGACAGCCCGGAATCAACGAAGAATGCATCCTGCTGATCGGTAAATTGCCGACTGTTGAGACGTTCAACATAACGAACTGTCGATCCATTCACCGAACGGCGGATGAGTGTATATACCGCATCCTCCTGCCCTTCGCTGATGCTGCAGATCGACTCAACATAGCCGTTTGTCATAGGGTGAGGATGCCAGGCATATACCTGCTGCTCACGAAGATAAGTCAGGCCAAGCAGCATGCCGTCACTTCTCGCACACCATGCAACGCTGAACGGCTGCACAGACAAAGCCCAGTCCCGGATGCTGTATCCGTTAAAAAGGTGATTTGCCAGCAGTGTCAGGTCACTTGATTGATAACTGTCCTGATCGAATGAGTAGAACAGATCACGGATGATGGAGCCTTTCTGCTGAACGTACAGCGCCACGCTGCCGACATTTATCGGAGCCAGATCGCTGCTGCCGTTGAATGACTGACCGGACATCGCAAAGCCACCCGTACCTGTCAGGTTACCGTTACTGTCGCCCGTCACCTTAAATTCACCGCCGCTGGTCAACACGATAAGCTGGCCTACATCGAGGAGGTGCAGGATTTTGTTCAGCTGGCGCCCGGCGTAGTTATAGGTGATCGCATCATCATCAACCTTCGGGTTGCTGCGGTAGAAGTTGTGATAATCACCGGTACGGCTGCACCAGATAGTCTGCGGGAACGCCCTGCTTCCGCCGAAGATAAGCCGCTGTTGATAATAGGTTACGGTGCCGGGATAGCCGTCTGTGTCGTTCCAAGCATAATGCGCCCATTTGTAGGTTGCAAAAGTGCTGCCAACTACCTGCGCCGGTAGCTCGATCTCACCATCCTGACGCGGCACGACGTCGGCTGTTGCAGTTAATCCATCCCCAGCGACAGCAGTAATACGACACACGCCAAAACCACTATGCAGATAGCGCCACAGCACACCATTGCGGCCACCATAACCCCATCCATCCCATGAGTCGCCGGTAGTATGCGTCGGCGCTACCGTGCCGGTAGTTCCGTTAGCTCCGCCATCAACGCAGCGATAATAATTCTCCTGATATCGGCACTCATCTCCCGTTCCGATATCCTTATCCGTTTCCCAGCGGCCCACGCTATCTACCGCCTTCTGCTCCATGTAGAACAGTTTGCCAACATGTTGGCTTTTGAAAATGGAGCTGCTGGCGGTCAATGTTATGGTACCGGTGCGACCGGAAGCATACACGGTGACCGAGTCGTCCGTGTTCAGGTCCTGGAATGGTCCGCTGGTTGTGGTCACCGCGGCGGTGCGCCAGTCTGCCTCACCATAGCGGCGGATCTCGAGTGGTGGATAATCGTTGTGACATACCGTCATCACGTCAGCTGACTGTGTGAACTTCAGCTCAGATATGACGCTAACAGGCCACGGCGTGGCAACTTCGACAGGGGAACCGCCATCAGTTACAAGCGCGCCATCAGACCAGACACGAAAATAGTAGTCGCCAAGCTCGAGAGCATAAGTCTGGCTGACGCTGAACTGAAACGGGATCAGTCGACAGTATCGATCTGCATATTTTGCGCTACCGAGAAACCGAAATCCCGGGCGGTTATCAAGGCCGCCTGACTGACGAACGATGAAATTTCGGCAGCGGCGCAGTGATGTCTGATACTTTTCCAGATCGATGCGCCCGTACAAAGAGGGAGATATTTCACCGCCGGCGAGCGAGGGTTGAATCAGTGAATAGGCCATATCAGCAGATCCTCACGCTGGCGAGTTCTGATATCGGCTGTTCTGGTTCGTGCGCTTCATCAAGCGAGCGCTGCATTGCTGCTGTGAGCACCTGCTGATAGTTAGCCATCGCCTGCTGTCCAAGGCTGGCATTTGCCGCTATTGGCATGGCAATTTCAGCTGCCATGCGCCACGAAAGCGCATCAGCAAAAAGCGCATCAAACATCATTGGATCAGTAATGCTGCGAACGTAAAGCAGAGTAGCCTGTGATTCATTGGTATGAATGACGCGGGAGGTTCCATCTTCATTGCTACCGACCTCAAAAACAGGCTTATCCTTGAGTGCAATAAAAGAGCCCGTAAACCACTTCGGCAATATGGCGGAGATGCGCGCGCAGTCAGTCGGGTATTGATAACGAAACAACCAGCCAGGCGCCGGATCGCCAAGGTCGGCTAGGACGACGCGAGACATGGCAAAATTCCAGTCGTTGTCAGCCAGCACCGCATCACGCATTGATTCGTAAAAAAGGTTGCAGGTATAAGCCTCTTTAGTCCTTTCG